TTAACTTTTGCTCCTATACTAAATGTTAGTGAACATGGTGCTAAAATATCAGGATTAGGTGGTGCTGCTGCAAGAGGATTTAGAGATGCAGCTGCAGAAAAACAACAATTGTTATTAGACTCAGCTAGAAAATATGGTGCTGTTGTAGATGATTCTACATTAGTTAATGAAGCAAAAAGAATTTATCAAAGAGCTTTAGCACAAAGACAAATTGCTCCTACAGACGAAGGCACAGCTGCAGTTAGTAAAGCAGTTCCAGAACCTTTTATTGATTTTTTAAAAACTCAAGTTATAGATCCAGGTATTGCAGGTGCTAGAACAATAGAGCAGTACTATGGTCTTCGTGATCAAATGGATAAATTATATAATAAGTTTTTAAAGAATGCAGATGGTGAAAGCCAAGCAGATATTTTAAATATATACAAAGCATGGGAAGCAGATATTGGTAACTTATCAAAGTCAGGTATACCTGAAGTAGAAAAATTGTGGCGTGATTATGAAAAATTTGTAAGCAACGGCATGATGATGTTTACAACAAAAGCAGGCAAAGCTGTAGCTGGTCCTGTAGAAAGATTTGGTATGGCTATTAACGTTGATCCGGATCGTCAAGCAACAAACATATTTGAAACTGTTATTGATATAGCTAAAAAAGATCCAGGAAACGCTGCAACAAACTTAGCAACAATGAAAAATATTGTTGGTGATAAAGCATACTATGAAGGATTAGGTATTTATCTTAACAAAGTATTTAATAATTCTATTGTGCAAAGAGATGGTGCAGAGTTATTTGATGGAGAAATATTTAGACGTGCACTTGGTTTAGGTAAAGGCAATCCACTTAAAACATTATTTGAAAAAGCGTTACCAGGACCACAAGTATCTAAAATAGTTGTTCGTGATGGACAAACAGGAATAGTAAAAGAATTTGACAATGTTAATTTTAATGAAGGATTAAAAGCAATAAAATATGATACGCCAGCAGGTATAGCTGGTAGACAAGCAGCACAATTACCTAATTTAAAAGATTTAGAAGATTTTGCTACACTAATGACTGCGGCAGCAGCAAATGGTATACCAGAAATAAGCACATTCATGGCACGTCGTGCAGTAATGGGTGGTATACGTTCAGGTATTAAATCTGCTCTACCTACATCAGCATTAGGATTACAAACAAAAACAGCAGGTGCTGGTGCACTTGCAGCTTTTGGAAGTGGTTGGTTAATACCAGCAGCATTGGCATACGGTGTACGATACATGGGTGGCATTATAACAAGTCCGCCTTCTCTCCGTGCATACAGAAACATACTAGATGATACATTACCAGAGCAAGTTAGACTTGCTAACTTTGTTCGTCTTGTAAGATTACGTCCTGAAGAATGGCAAGAGTTTGACCGTGAATTAGCAGAAGTTGAAACAGGACAACGATACAGAGAACAAGTTGGTCAAAGTATGGCACCCGCAAGAAGTGCATTAGAGATATTTGGTGAAGCTGGTAAACAAGCTTTAGAAACTGGAAAAGGAATGGTAGAAGATACAATGGGTACACCAGGCACATCGCCTGCGATGAACATATTAGATAGAATACAAAATCCTCCACAACCAGATTCAAATTACTTTGCAGATGAAGTATCAAGTATTGGTTCTTCTATATTACAAAGTCCTAACATGAACCCTGCAGCTGCGGCTTCCTTGTATGAAGGAAACTTGGACCAGGCACTCGCTAATAGAGTGGCACCACGTATGGCAGCAAAGGGTGGAATAATATCTTTGGTAAGTTAATGAGTGTAAGAGACGCAGTGTGGATCATAGGAATCTTTATAGCATTAGGTGCTACATGGGGCATGACATCACAGCGTATCAATGCAATGGAACGTGACATAGATAGAATAGAAGAAGCACTTATTTTGTTTACAAAAATGGAAGCTAGAATAGCTGTCATAGAAAACGAAGTAAAAAACATAAACAAAAAATTGGATAGATAATATGATTGACATGGATAAACTTTTAGAATCAGTAAAGAAACATGAAGGATACCGCAACAAGGTATACCTCGATACCCTAAACAAAAGAACCGTGGGCGTGGGCCACCTGTGTGTAGAAGATTTTTGGGAAGATGGTAAAGAGTATGATGAAGATTTCTTAATGGGTATACTAGAAAAAGATTTACAATCTGCAATTGATCAAGCAGATGACATGTGTTCAAATTTAACAATAAGTGATGATGCAAAAATTATAATCATCGAAATGATTTTCCAGCTTGGGGGGACAGGAGTTTCCAAGTTCAGGAAAATGTGGCAGGCCCTTCAGCAAGATCCACCCGATTACGCTGAAGCGTCTGTTCAAATGCTTGATTCACGTTGGGCAAAACAGACACCCAACAGAGCTCAAGAAATGGCTAGGCATATGTCGGAGTGTGTGGTATAAGCCATAGTGCAATTAATTAAGAAATATAATTACGCAGAACTAAAACGCAAAGAAGGGGATGGAAGATTATATCTTACACCCGATGGTGAAGCATTGCCATCAGTCACAACTATACTTTCTAAAACAAAAGATAAAACATTTTTAAAACAATGGCGTGCAAAAGTAGGCGAAAAAAAAGCTGAAGAAATAATTAAGAGTGCAGGTCAGATTGGCACCGCGCTCCACCTATATATAGAACGTTTTGTGAACGGAGATAAATACAAAGATCTTACAGAAATAGGTGTGCAAGCAGAAAAAATGGCACAAAAAATTATTGATGAATCATTTAAAGACATAACAGAAATATGGGGATCAGAAGTACATTTATATAATCCTGGTAAGTATGCAGGAACTGCAGATATGATTGGTGTGTACAAAGGCAGACCAGCTATTATGGATTTTAAACAAACAAATAGACCAAAGAAACGTGAATGGGTGCAGGATTATTTAATGCAACTTGCAGCGTACGCCGCGGCCCACAACTCTATATTTGATACAGAGATAGACCAGGGTGTAGTTCTTATGTGTTCTCGTGATTTAACGTTCCAAAGATTTGAATTGACTGGTGAGAAATTTGTACGTGCAACGAATGCATTTATGAAAAAACTGGATGCTTACAATGAAAGCATAATCTAAATCCATTCTGACAATTCCTCTCCACTAATTTCTTTAGCAATATTTACTTTATTCTTAAGCGCTTTTATTATTTTTTCATCAACAGTTTTCTTTGCTACCATGTCAATATACAATACAGGATTAACTTGTCCTATACGGTGTGCACGGTCTTCTGATTGTATTCTTTTTTCTAAATCATAATTATTAGAATAATATATTACTGTGCTAGCAGCTGTTAGTGTAATACCATAACCACCTGTTTGTGTGTTACCAATAAAAAAACGACAATCATTTTCTTTGTTTTGAAAATCATAAATACATTTTTGTCTGTCTTCTTGTCTTGTTGCACCATAGTATGTACAATACGATGTGGGTCCATATTCTTTTTTTATAGCTGCTTCTATATTTAATATATCGTGAATATAGTTTGCCCATATAATTGCTTTACCTGTAGTCTCTGATAATACTTGCATCAATTCATCTACTCTATTATTTTTAAGATTTAAAGTATCACCACTATCTGTTTTCATATGCCCACATGTTATTTGATGTAAACGCATCAACTGTGTTAACACATTAACAGCTGTTAGTGATTCGCCTTTTAGTATAGTCATAGCGTTAGTTTTCATCTCCTGGTATGCTGTCATTTGCTCATCAGTTAATTCTACTTCACGTTTAACAAACGTTTTTTCTGGTAAATCAAGACAATCTTTTTTTAAAATACGGTAAGAATGAGGCGATACTAATTGTCCTAGTTGTGCCAAATTTTTAAACTTAACAATCTTTTGATATTTATGCGTGCCACCTGCAGCATTTGCTGTTATAACAACTGCATAGCGAGTTCTAAATGCGTAAAAACTTTGTTGACCAAGTATCTCAGGATCTAGGAAATCCATCTGTGCCCATAAATCCATTGGTGACTGGGTTACTGGAGATCCTGTTAATATTCTTCGGTATTTGGCTTCTTTGGCTAATGATAAAATATTTTTAGTTCTTTTTGCTTGTGGATTTTTTATTGTAGTGCTTTCGTCTACTATCATCATAGATTTACCTATCAAAAATATTCTAGCAAATTCTACACCTTTCTTTGTTGACAAAGATTCTACATTCATGACCATAATTTTAAATCTAAAATCATTCATGTCTTTTATGTTTTTTAATTGTTGTCTGTATTCTGAACTTGTTGATTGTTTCCATGCCACTACATTTTTTTCTATGTAGTCTGGAACGTGAACTGGTATTTCTTGATCTACCCAATTCATGTATGTACCTTTTGGTGCGATAATTAAGGCTCTATCTATTTTACCTTTGTTATATAATATGCATGCGTTGTCTAATGCTATTTTAGTTTTGCCAGTGCCCATCTCTGCAAAGATAGCAAAAGCCTCTTTATTCCAGCATTTTTTTAACGCATCTTTCTGATGCTGATACGGTTCAGTTTTAAATTTGTACATTCTTAATTCTAATGTTGACTTTATATATAACATGATCTATATGAGAATCAAGAAATAAAATTATGACAGTTTACGTACTACAAGAAATGGGTAGAAACATTAGGTCAGCCGAAAAGTTTGGTGATCTAAAAGTATTACTACCAGATAATAAACAGATAGTTTTATCTTCTGGACCATTAACTCATAAGTTAAAAAAAGAGTTATCCACATTTAGTGATGATGACTATTTGCTTTTGATTGGTGATCCTGCTATTATTGCATTAGCTGGCGCAATTGTTAGCGAAATGAATAGAGGTAAATTTAAAGTGTTAAAGTGGGATCGTGATGAGAAACGATACTACGACATAGAAATAGATTTGAGAGGTTAATATGACAAGTTTAGATCCAAAAGATTTACTTACCCAAATGCAACAAGATTCGGGCTCCACGGCCCAGGACAACATGGGTAAGATAGGTGCTGTTGCAAATGATGTAGCAGACACTGACGAAGAGATTGCTAAATTAGAAGAGCAACTTAAAACAAAAAAAGATTATAAGAAACATTTAGCAGAGAATGTTTTGCCTAACCTATTTGCAGAAGTAGGTTTGTCAGAATTAAAACTAGCTGATGGTAGACACTTAAAAGTTTCCAATTATTATGGTGCTTCAATCAAAGATACTAAGAAAGAAGCAGCTTTTAGTTGGCTAAGAGACAATGGATTTGGTGATTTAATAAAGAACCAGGTCAGTTGTAGCTTTGGAAGGAATGAAGATGAGAAAGCTAAGTCATTGATAGATACTTTGAATGATCGAGGTTATCAATCAATGCAACGTGAATGGGTCGAACCTTCCACCCTTCGCGCATTCATACGAGAGCAACATGAAGCAGGTAAGGAATTACCTATGGATTTGTTAGGCGCTTTCGTAGGACAAAAAACAACGATAAAAGACTAATAGGAGAACGGCCAATGGCAAAAGCACAGGCAGTCGCTACTAAAGCGGCAAAACTAGATCTAGCAGTTCTTGCTAGTGATTCAAAAGATGCGAGTGGTTTCGGTAATCTTGACATGTCAAGAGATATTGCAATTCCTTACATCAACATACTACAATCCAATAGTCCTCAACTCAATCCGTCAAAAGCGGAATACGTTGATGGGGCTAAAGTTGGACAGTTTTATAATACTGTCTCGCAAGAAGTCAGTGATTCACTAAACGTGATTCCTGTTCTTTATCAACTACGATACGTAGAATGGAAACCACGTGAGCAAGGTGGAGGATTCGTAGAATCACATCACGCTGATAGTGGTATCTTAAGTAAAACTAAACGTGATCAGATGACGTTTAAAGATACATTACCTAATGGTAATTACATCGCTACAACTGCATATCACTATGTCTTAGTACAAGACAAAGGTGGCGTGTGGTCTCAAGCTGTTATCAGCATGACATCTACTCAATTAAAAAAGAGCAGACGTTGGAACAGTTTGATGTTAACTCAAAAAGTTAATGGTCCATCGGGAAGTTTTACTCCACCAACATATGCTATGATTTATAAACTTACTACTGTTAGTGAGTCTAATGATCGTGGTAGTTGGTTTGGGTATCAAGTTGAGAAAGCAGGTCAAGTTGAGGACGCTGG